ATCCCAAAGGCAACCTCAAAGGGACGGTCCCGGCAGCCGGCACCTATTCCGGCTCGTTCTATATTGAATCGCTGGAATTTGGCGGCGAAACGGAGGGCGGCGTGACTTATTCGCTCTCGCTGACCAGCACCGGCGCAGTCACGTTTGCAGCCATTTGAAGACGATCACGGCTGAAGCGCCGCGTGGAGGTGTCGTCGAATATATCGGCGACACCTCTTATGTCTTCCTGCTGCGAAACCGCGAGATTGAGCGATTCGAGGACAAGCATCGAGGCATCTTTGATTTCTGGGAAGGCGTCTTTGGCCGAGGCCAAAAGCCGACCAGCACCGAAATCCGCAACCTGCTGGCACTGGCGCTGGTCGGCGGCGGGATGAAGGATTCCGAGGCAGACAAGGTGATCGGATCGGCGACACCCGCCGACCTGATGCGACTCTATCAGATCGCGCAGGCTGTGATCGGCGTGGCTTTCATGCCGGATGCCGTCGATGACACCGCAAAAAAAAAGCCGACCGAGGGCCAAAGCCTGACCGGCTGAACGTGCGCGGCATGGTCAAGAGCGGGATCGTGATTGGTTTACGGCCAAATGAAATCCGTGATATGGTCCCGAAGGACACTTGGCTTGTCTTCCAAGGATGGCAGGATGCCCATTCGCCGAAAAAGCCCGGGTCAGAGGCGATGACTGCGGAGCAATTCCGCGCCCTAGTGGAGCAGGTTGATGGCGATCAGCGCGGAACAGCTTAACATCATTCTGGCCGCGAAAGACCGCGAGTTTGCCAAGGCGATGGCGGCGAACGCTAAGCGGGTTGAGAAATTCGCTGCCGACACTCAGGGAAATTTGAGCAAGGCCGGGGCAGCGTTCAACACCCTGGCAAATGCGGCAAAGGCATTCGCCAGCGTTGCCGCAATCCAGCAAATAGCGACATCGGTGCGCGAAGCAGTTGACCGCTTGGGTGACCTGAAGGATGCAGCCGACGGCATCGGCATCACCACGACAGCATTGCAGCAGTTGCAGTATGCAGCCCAGATGAATGGCGTTTCGACAGAGACGCTTCAGAGTTCGCTGGAAAAACTGTCGAAAAACCTTGGCGATGCGTCCCTCGGCGGATCGGCGGCAAAGAAGTCGCTTGATGCCTTGGGCCTGTCGGCGACCAGCCTTGCCGCAATGCCGCTGGAAAAGGCTCTCGGCGTCATCGCCGACCGGCTGGTGACCATCGAAAACCCGATGCAGCGCGCTGCGTTGGCTGCGGATATGTTCGGGAAGAGTGGCGTTGACATGATCAACGTCTTGGCCGGTGGGTCGCAGGGGCTGCAAGACATGGCCGCCGAGGCAGAGCGATTCGGCGTTGTGATCAATCAGGATGTGATCGACAATGCGGCAGCGGCTGGAGACAAGTTGGACACGCTGTCGATGATTATCTCAGCGAATCTGACTGAGGCACTGGTGAACGTTGGGCCTGTTTTGATTGCGGCAGCGCAGCAGGTTGCTGGGATTGCCAAGGCCGTCAATGATTTTCTGTCGATGGACCTGTCTCTGCCGCCATTGATGAACAAAGAGGACGTGAAGGCCGCAGCGGATGAATACAACGCGCTGCGAACAGAGTTTGACGCTGTCGCCAAGGCAAAGGCGCGGATTGCATCAATCGACACTAATTATGCCGAGGGCATCCCGGTTGATTTGAATCAAGAGGCGCAGGCGGTTAGGGAACTGACCGATGCAGAAGCAGCTTTGGCAAAAGCAAAAAGCGGCTTGGCGCAAAAGCGTCAGGCAGAGGCAAACCTGAGAGACACGGTCACTGGAATCGTCACCGAAAACAATGCTCTTACAGAACAAATCAGACTGCAAGGCATGAGCACGGAGGAGCGAATCCGTGCAAATGCTGAAAAGCAAAAGTCTGCGTTCATCGACAAGGCGATGGCCGAGGCATCTGCGATGATCGGCGGTGGAACTGTCAGCGATGCGGCAACGGCGCAAATTCTCGCCTTGGCCGACGCGCATGAACAGCTCTACATCAAGGCAGAAATGTCGAAGGTGGCTCAGAAAGGGTCATCCGTTGGCATGACGGAAACGCAAAAGTCTGCTGCTGCGGCGAAAGAGGCGATGGCGGCCTACAAGGCCATGATTGAGCAGACCGGCATGTCGTTTGATGAGTTCAATACCATCGCGGATTCGGTCAAAGGTTCAATGGAAAGCGCATTCATGGGCATGGTTGACGGGACTATGTCCGTTCAAGACGCGTTCAAGAGCATGGCGAAAAACATCATCTTGGAACTATACCGGGTGCTGGTCGTCCAAAGGCTTGTCGGATCTGTCGCTACTGCGACCAGCAAAGGTTCCGGCATCATGGGTGCAATTGGCAGCGCGATGGGGATCAAAGGCAAAGCATCCGGCGGGGCGCAATATGCAGGCCAGCCGACGGTTGTAGGCGAGCATGGCCGCGAGTTGTTCGTGCCGTCCAGCGCAGGCCGCATCCTATCTGTGCCGCAGGCCAAGGCGGCTGTCAGTGGGGGCGATGGCGTGACTATCGTCCAGAACATCAGCATTTCCACCGGAGTGCAGCAGACGGTGCGGAACGAGATCAAGTCGATGATGCCGCAGATCGCCGACAGCGCGAAGGCCGCCGTGCTGGATGCGCGCCGTCGTGGCGGCAGCTATGGGAGTGCATTTTCGTGACGATCACTTATCCTCTGACGATGCCGACGCACACCAACGTCCGATCATTCGATCTGCGCGCCACAAACGCGGTTGCTTATGGCCGCTCGCCGTTCACATTCGCCGGTCAGGTCTTCGCCTATTCCGGCCAGATGTGGCAGGCCGATATTAGCCTGCCGCCAATGAAACGCACCAGCGCCGAGCAATGGATTGCGTGGCTGGTCAGCCTGCGCGGGCAATATGGCACGTTCCTGATGGGCGATCCGCGCGGATGCACTCCGCGTGGCGTGGCGACAGGGACACCGCTGGTCAAAGGCGCAAACCAGACCGGCGGTTCGCTGGCCCTGGATGGCGCGACGATCAACGTGACAGGCTGGCTCAAGGCGGGTGATTACATCCAACTCGGCACATCGACGACCGCGCGCTTGCACAAGGTTCTGACCGACGCATCCAGCGACGGCACCGGCAACGTGACTCTGGACATCTGGCCGCATATCAGGACCGCGCCTGCCGACAATGCGGCCATCACTGTAAGCAATGCGAAGGGCCTGTTTCGTCTGGCATCCAACGAGACATCCTGGTCAGCGAACGAGGTCAGCGTTTACGGCATCACGTTCGGCGCGATGGAGGTGATCTGATGGCGCGGACAGTCCCGGCTGCGATTCTGACGGCGCTGACTCAGCCAGAGGTCCAGCCGTTTTATGCTGTCGAGTTTCAATTCGACACGCGCACCGGCACAGACCTTGATGGGAATCCGTTTACCTATGGCCCGGTGCGGCTCTGGACCGGCTATGGTGATCGGACCATTGGCGGCAGCACATATCAAGGCGTTGGCGACCTGCTTTCAATCAGTGGCCTAGAAGAGGTCAATGACCTATCGGCAAAATCGGCGTCCGTTATCATCTCAGGCATTCCGAGCGAATATGTCGCGTTGGCTCTGAAAGAACCGTATCAGCGCCGCACCTGTCGTATCCTCTGGGGCGTCCGCAACGTCAGTGATTTTGTCGAGGTCTTCAGCGGCAAAATGAACCAGATGCCCATAGAGGACAGCGGCGAAAGTTCCACGATCACGATCACGGTCGAAAGCAAGCTGGTGGAACTGGGGCGGCCTTTGGTGCGCCGATACACGCATGAGAGCCAGCAGGCCCGCTATCCCGGAGACACATTCTTCAGCTACGTAGCTGATATCCAAGACAAGGGCATTCCGTGGGGTCGGAAAGAGGAATAACGGCGCTGAACGAGTTTCTGCGCGAGGTGGCTGATCGTCCATTCGAGTGGGGCATCTGGGATTGCCTCACCTTTACTAACGAGGCGTTCAGGCGCATGCACGGCGCTGGCTGGGCTGACGATTGGGCGGGCCGATACATCGCGCCAGACGGGCTGCTGACGCGCTCTCAGCTTCGCATGGAATACGGACACCAAAACATTGAGGACGCGCTGGCAGAGCGGCTGACGCGGTCCTACGGGGTGCCGCCGCGTGGCGCGCTGGTCGTCGGCGGCAAGGATGCCGTCGAGGCCGGTTATCTGGGCGTCGGATTCGGCATTTCGGTTGGAATGCGCGCGGCGTTTCTTTCACGGGGCGGTGTGGTATATTCCGACATCGAAATGATCGAAAGCGGATGGGTGAGGCGATGACCCCACAGAAACGGCTTCTGACAGGTTCCAGTTCGCTGTCCGATTTTTCGCGTGTCCCGCGCGATCCTGGCACCATCGGGGCATGGATTCTCAGCAATGTCGGCGTGACCGCTGCCGCCACGACGTTCGCGGCCATCGCGGTCGGCTATATTGCCACGACCATCGTCACGGCTTGGCTGACATCGGCGCTCTCGCCAAAGCCGCAGCGCGGTGGCGACTTTGGTGTTCGCGGAACACTGTTCAACAGCCGTGAAGCAGTCGCGCCGCAGGAATACGTTTATGGCACCGTTCGCAAGGGCGGGTCGATCACCTATATCGAGGCCACCGGCACCAATAATCAATATCTTCACATGATCATCTGCTTGGCCGGGCACGAAGTCTCGTCCATCGGGAATGTCTATATCAACGACGATGTGGTTACGCTGGACGCGAATGGATTTGTCACCAGTCAAAACTGGAACAGCAAAATCCGCATCAAAAAATACACTGGCAGCCAGACCACCGCGCCTGCTGATCTGTTGGCCGAAACCGCGCAGGTCAACGCCAACTTCATCGGCAAGGGCATCGCCTATCTTTACGTGCGGATGGAATATGATCCCGACACATTCCCGAATGGTGTGCCTCTGTTCACCGCCATCAGATCGGAAGAGCACACGTCTGACCTCCAGTCACTTAGGCACCTCGTATGACGCCTTCTGGTTGAACACAAAAAACAGA